TTATTTTTTGAGTATCATATCCACTCTTGCATGAACCACGTCCAGCAAGCCTGATATGGTAGTATTTCCGCCGTCCCGCATGTTCTCGAGTATGCTCAATAGTTCCACTGAGCCGAGATATAGCCATACGATATTGACGGCGAAAGCGTATTGACCCGCCATATAGTCAAAACACCATGCGGCGCCTGTGGCTAGGCAATATGTTAAAACTTTTGTAATGAAAGGCTTGCGCATATGCTTTGATGATATTAACCCTTTACCCCATGCAGCTGGAATGGCTATATATTTGTCTAATGCTGTGAGATTGTCAGCATTTGCTCCCATATCTACGAGCATTTGAAAGGATATAGCCGCCCATTTTGTAATGAGGTCTAGGAACACCAATAATATGAATATCCCTAGCACCTGCACATGTTTTAAGCCAATCATATATATCGCCACATCGGCGATTACGGCAAGCAAGGCTTTCACCGCGAACGAATCCATCAACGTCCGCCACGCCTCGCTCATGAAATTCGTTAATTCTTGCATGTGTTCTCCCTGTGGTTTGATTAATTATAAATGGTCGACTGTATCACCAGTATTTACATATTTGTGTTGACTGTCAGACCATTCAAGCTTATCTGATGTAAATCGAACATCAGATGTACCAAATTCTACGCTTCCGAGCTTAACAGGTAGACCATAATTTTCGTTATTTTCAAATGTTAAATTCTTAGGGTTATCAACTAAAATCGGAATATTACCAATAGAGTTGCCAAATAAGTCTTTAACAGAGTAACTTCTACCGTACCAAGCACCAATTTTAAGAACCGTCGGACGGCTAGCCTTAATCAAGATATTATCGATTGCAGATACGTGCCATTTACCCAAGAATTTAAAATTATGTTCGAAATCGCCATTAAAGTTAACTGCCTTAATTTCTAAATTACGACCAAATAGTGCATATTTAACACCATTTTCCTCGTAAGTTTCATCAGCAGCTGCACTAGATTGAACACCTGCAAGTTTGTATTCTGCTACTTTCGCACCTGTGAAATTGTGATAAGTGAGGTTTATATCATCTTCACCTAATGGCGGAATTGTTACTGTGCAAGCCCCAGTACTATCGAGCGTGAAAGGTGTATCGTTACCGACTACCTTAACGCTGTAATGAGGCTCGCCTGTAACGGATACAACTTGTTGACCTTGAATGACACTAGGAATGGTTAACGGCTTAAATTCTGTTCTAGGGAATGGCTTACCCATATTACCGATTAAGGCGGTGAGTACATCGTCAACACTGGCACTTTCGCACCACACGTTACCTTGTAATAAGAGTTGATGAGCGTTATCTGCCGTAGCACTTGCGCCGTCCTTGCCTTTTAACGATTGTAGCCACTCAATGTCTGTACCTTGAAATCCATTTAATTGAGCGATATTAAACGCACTTAGCCCATTTTTGCCGTCATCACCTTTAGGACCTTTCAAGGCCGCCAATTGCTCGGCGGTGAAATCTGCATAGGTGAATGGGTCGCCCTTATTGCCTTTGAGTCCTTGCGCACCCGGAATTACAATATCAATCACTTTCGGAACCCTTGCTTTAACGTTAACGTATTCAAAGTTATTTGTATCTTCCATAATTGCACCCCCTAATGTGCTGAAATATCATGAATGAATTTCATATCACCCATTACGATTTTAATGCTATCGTTCCCATGAATAAGGAACACATCATATTGACCGCTCCTATAGTTACGGTCTATGTTCTTAGTTGCCTCGGCGGTAATAGTGCAGTACACGATATTCTCATGAATTACACATTCAGCCTCAGCCAATAGCTTGCCTTGTAGGCTCCGCACTTTCATTACCGCCGTGCAGTTGGTTAAATCAAAATCGGCACCAATCTCGTAACCTCTACGATAATCGGCGCCGATGTGCAATGTTTCTGGCTCATTTCTGATAAAGTTCATATGTACCTCGCTATTAGATCATCATTATTTCAATAGCTGGAATATTTTGAGTTCCGTCAAGTTCGCAAATCAATACTTGCGTTGTTGTGATTGAGTTTTGTCGAATTATACCGCCAGCATTTCCGCCATACGTTGTTATAATGTCCACGCCGTCGCCGTCCCAGCTAACTTTATGAGCCATATAGCCATTCTCTGAACCAATAGCTGCCAATGGATAGGTAAAACTCAATCCAGCTTTTTTTATGCCTTGAAATTTAACCTTGCCGATTTCGTACTCTTCCTTAGATAAGAACGTAGCTGGGTAGTCCTTGTGAATAACTAACGCTAATCGCATTGTTAATAGATTGCTGTTAAATATAACGTTGCCATTCTTATCGTATATTTCCATGCCATACTTATCTGTTTTAGGGATTTTGTTGGAGAATACAAAGATTTCCATAGTATCAGCAATCTTGCGAATGTCTTCAAGGCTATCCGTTGTGAATTGTACTTGCAAGTAATTAGTCCATTTCCCAGCACGAGTAGGATGTTGTCTGTTTCTTTTTTCTGCTATAGAAATATCTTTAATCGGCAAGTCAGAACTCATTGCATATATATAACTTTCATTGTCTTGACGTTGTAACACAGGAATATATAAGTTTGCGTGGTATCTGTGTCCATTTTGCAAGTCTTCGACACCATAGGTAATTCCATCGCCATTATATATATAACTTGCACCATGCTCTATTTTTTGCGAGTTTTTAATTGGTATATTTTTTAAGCTGATTTTATGCTTTAAATATAAACAACTATCTGTATCATTGATTGTTACTATACTATTGTTGTTATGGCTTTCAAAATGTTTCATGCTACATCACCCCATAGATTAATGCTACTTTACAAGGCTTATTGACGTTATAAGGGGCTTTCAAAATCCATGAGATTTTACCACCCTCAACAACGATATTGTAATTAGGCCCAAAGCCTTGCAAATTGTCGTCATTATCACCTGCATACGAATTTAAGTAATACCATATATGTTGGTCTTTGCTCAATTCGACTGTAGCGCTACCGCTTTCCTCAATCACGTCAAACCGTTTAACGCCAGATACTTTTGTAAGTCTATCAGTTAAGCTAACAATTTGAACGCCGTTCTTATTAAATACTTGTAATCCAGCTGGCATGTTATTTTCACCCCCATGCTTAAATAATCGCTTAAATAACTTCTTGAAAAATGTAATTATTCCCATACGCCTAACCTCACTCGCAATTGATTGTCATCATCATACACTTCAATAAGATTATCGCTAATTTCAACCCTTGCGCCACTCGTTTTAGTCCGCAATGTGCCGATTGTTGCAGTAATAGATGAAAGGCTATCCACCTGCATTTTATCAGCTGTTACAGCCCCAGCCTGTATCATTCCTTTAGCGATGATATTGTTATCGAATAACGCCTCGCCAGTAACACGCAATAATTTGCCGTCTATGCGTGTACCTGCTGGGCTTAGATTGATACGGCTCACCAGTTCAGCGCCGTCAAGGCTATTCATGGCTTGCGTTACTTTCAAATCAATGCCGCTTGAAATCTGCGTAATTTGTGAATTTACGTTATTTTGATAATCGCTCAAAGTGCGCTGGTACGCGTTACCAAGATTGATTATCTTGCTACTCATACCATTAACAGCAGTCTTGACTGTTCCGACTTCGCCTTTTAAGTCATTTACCGCTTTGTCTATTCCTTCTAGGCCTAGGCTTTCCATGTCGAGTAGGGACTTATCGATTTTAGCTTTGATTGTCGCTAGTTGCTCATCACTTCTAGGGCCTTCACCGAATAGATCAACAAACGCAACCTGTACGGTATGAACACCACTTTCCAATGGTATTGTTGCTACGTTCGTTGTGAAGAAATACCGTGTACCGTCAATGTAAATATTAACCCCTTTGCAACCTAATCTGATGTTGTCGGTAGTAATACCGATGCCATTTATCAAACTAACTATTTTGATAGTAGATGGTTTAGGTGGAATAGGTACGTTATATGTCAATTCTGCCGGAGCGCTATATCCCTTTGTAGGGTTATGAGCATATAAATATACTTTTGCACTCCGTTCTGTTAATAGAGTGCTTAAAGTAGTATTATTACTTTTACCAATTAGCCCGTACTCTTGACCTGGGTGCAGATCATATCGCAACTCGTAATAATCAATGTCAGCGTTACGCACCTCTAACCAATTAAAGGTAGCGACATCACCAAATGAAACGCCCAGCCCTTGCGGAGTATTAGGCACTTCTGATTTGAGCTCAACTAATACAGATTTGATAATGCCTTGTGAGTAGTTTCCATGGCGGTCCTTTACCTTTAATCGCACTTCATATGTATGGCCTAATTCACAACCACTAATAACGATTTGATTATCACCATTACCGCCATACTTCCATTCGTTTGTACCTTCACGATACCATGCTTCGACAGTATCAAATGTATTAATAGTTGGTTGAGTAAATGCAGCCACTACATCAAATGACAATACACCATCGCCAATTTCGTAATACTTAGTAAATAATGCTAAATCGCTTACTTCCGGAATATAGTATGGTGTGATTGTATATGGGTATGCTTGCACCTCATCTAACCCTTGTTCGTTAGATCCATACATGTTAAACGACGTAAACTTAAAATATACCTGCTTTCCGATATCCTCTTTACGGTACGGAGCATGATATAAAGCCTCGTCAACTCTTACGAACCTAGCACCAGCATTGTGCGTTATATCGTTGGTTCCATACTGACCGCGTATAATTCCACCCAAAGCATAATCGCCATTAAGCTGCAATTGAGCTGTTTCATAAGATAGGCACTCACCGTCAACCCAGCATAGAGTGTTGGCTCGTTCAGCATCAACATGACTGCCACCTTTTAATGCTCCTTGATTGATTATCACATTAGCGGAGTTGCTACCTTGTGTTAGGTTAGTTTTAAGCCTACCCATTCGAGCTTGTTGTGAAATATTGCCAATTCGTTTATAGTTTTCGTTATTGTCTGATAACCATATAGAACAGCCTCCCCAATTAGGCTCTGAATTTACACCGATATATAATTCGTTGCCCCCTACATCACCTGGCGTTTGAATAATAGCCACGTCATTAACACTTGGAGCAGGCACATTATAATCAATAAAAGGTCGTTCGTTTTCATGAACGTTATACTTTGCCGGAGCATATGTTCCTGGTGGTTTTCCTTCCGCTGTAATTTCAAGTTGTCCATCTGCAGCTTCTGATACTGACGTTATAACTACAATTTGCTCACGCAATCCGCATAACTCATCTGTGATTGTTACTAGGTCGCCTGGTTCCAATCTACAAAATGCCCAATCAAGATGGAATGTATATTGGTTCTTTGCATATAGCCGCTTCATAGCCAGCTGTTCAGCGTAATATTGAGCCCTAGCCTTAGTATAGAGATAATGAGCGGACTTCTTAGAGGCTGGTTTGAGGCCATTCTTTTGAACGTCCGCCACCACCTCAAATGATACCGTTTCTTTCTCGTAGCTATTGGCACGATTAATGAACTCAACTGTTGCCTGATTATAAGTTTCTGAGCTATCTTTTCGCTTATATACAATAAGTTGTCCGTCGCTAGCCGGAATAAGATCATCTGCCGTTAAGTTATATTGAATTTGATTAGCCGGCGACCAATCGCCAATAGGTTTATCCGCTAATGGTACAATTTTCAAACGGTCTGTAGACCAAAAGACAAGGCTGTTCGTAATCTCCGCTATATCGTTAATAACGTTTTGAGCCTTTGAACTTTTACTGTCCGGAGGTGTACTAATTAGAATATCGGCTGCTTTACAGTAGGCACGATAATTTTCTAATCCGTCGATACTTACATCATCAATGCCGATAGACTTTAACACATGCACAATATAATCGGCAGGGTTTACATCAATACCGTCGCCCGTATCTAATAGCTTCCCTCTAATTTCAAAATTAAATTGAGGTAGGCTACCTCGCTCCCCTAAATCAACCACCCCAGCCATATATGCCAAGCCACTATAAGGCAATGCCTTTTCTGGGTGCTTAGATAAAACATAAGGCCATGGAGTTTGTCCATAATCGCCATTATATGCTGTCAGTTCGATTTTTTCGCTCGGATAGATATATATCTCCTTGTCTCGCCAAACCTTCCCTATGCCAGCGATAGGGCCCTCACATAAGCCAATAGCACATGCAACAGTATAGGTGTAGGTTATTTCAGTATGCTTTGAGCCGCCACCCTTACCAGTTCTTGTCGTACTGCGATGTTCATGAGGTGTGAAATCGTCGTAGTAAATAATATTGCCACTCAATCGTGTAGTGCCTAATACTTCAGGCACTACCTCACCATATGAAGCACTGTTGATTTGAAAATCAGCAATCATATCGGCTCGATTAGTGGTATTTTTACCACGATTAAATAAAAAGCCCATTATTTACCACCTTTCCTGAAACGATATACCGCACGTAAGCGACTTTTCCCTTTTGCGTCATAAAATAATACATCGTCAATCGATGATAGAATAACGCCCAAGTCAACGAAAGCATGAATTACTAAATTGTTACCAATGTAAATGGCACCATGAGAAATGCATCGGCCATATTGGTATAGTAAGAAATCACCGATACGAAGATCATCAAAAGGCACCTCGTCTGCTACTTGCTTGACATACTTTAGGTACTTTTCTTCTGAACGATGTAAATGCCATTCATTGGAATAGTTTTCGATATTGAAATCTGAAATATTCATTAGGCCACTATCAACCACCGCAGCCACTAATAAATATGAGCAGTCTACCCCTTTGCCTTTCACCATAGCGTTATTTTGATACGGAGTACCTAGCCATTCACATGCAGCATTCGCTATACGTTCACCTGTCGTTAATTTCATCGTATCGTCTCCTTTAAAGGAACATAAGGTGTTGCCCTATTTCGACTAAAATTATTGAATTTACTCTTACAAGTAGTCGGTGTTTTGTCGCACCCTGGATAGATATAGGCTACATCACCAATACGAGGTGATGTGTTTGTTGCACTCATATAAATAATAGTGCCGTTTTTACTATCCATAATTTGCGTTGCTTGCCCCGCTAATGGTCCGCTTATCCATTCCATACCACCGGCTGTATAATAGCCGTCCTCAAACGGTATATCGATTTGTACGGTATTTGTACCAGTAACAGCCGTTACTTTTGCTTTCTTGCGATAAGCCTTAATATCGACACCGCACTCTTTCGAGTAAATACTATAAGGACATTGAGGATAATATCTTCGGTTTGGATATTCGATATTGAGCTTTTGTACAACTGACTTTGCACTAATCTTCAATATAAAGCCACCGCCCTGTGTTACTTCGCATATTCCATGGAATAGGTCTATGCACTCAATCACCTTGCCAGCATCGTCAAAAAATGCACGGCGTAGATCAAGCGTTGCACCGTCTAAACCACCATTATGAGCAACTTCCAATACAGGCACACCACCAATTTGGTCGCTTTGGTTAGCAGTAATGGTTACGCTTAACTTATCTACACTAACAGTGCTATTTGTAGCTATCTTTTCGCGCGTAATAATAGGGCCATCACCTTTATAAGTGTGGCCCCCATAATTTACATCTGCATCGGTATCGGCCCAGTAATAGCTGATACCGCTTTTTAGTTTTAGCTCGTATAAATCACACGACAAGAATGATTGAGATGTGCTTAAATGATTGCTTAAAATCTGTCCGACTTCCTTCATTTACTCACCTCACTGTTACCAATTTAAAAGACTTAGACTTGAATATATCTTTATAAATAATCTCGTCTGTATAATCACCGCTGAACATAACTTTCCAATAATATGTATAGTCAGCAGTAATAATCGCAGTCGGTGCTACTGTTACCCCTTGTGCTAATCTGATTACGCCCTTATCAGATACAGCATTTATCGGTGTCCCATTAGCATATAATTTTAGGTTTTCGATATGTGCTACCGGTTCCCTAAAATCACCATACAAACGAACTGCTTGCCATTCAGATTGAGCCCCAGTACCTAAACGAATACCCTTTTCCTCAAAATCTTCTGGATCCAACCAAAGAAAAGGAACTGTACCACCTTTTACTTTTGCATAGAACCCCATCATTTGCTTATGCTCCTCTGGAGTTAATATTGCAAATTCAGTAGTGATTGTATATTGCGGATACTGCCACGTTGTCATGGTTCGTACTCGACCACTCCCAGTACGCTTTATTTTAGTATCCCACTTTTGAGCCTTCGTAGACTTCCACGCAAGGGATTTGATATCCGGAAATTTAATTAAATCTGCCATACTACCACGTCCCCTCCGTTGCTATGAATTCCCTATCTTGGTTAACTAAAAACTGTCTTAGCGAACGTCCTGCGGAGTTTTCAAGCCATGTTCCAAATGATTGAGCGTCCATAGCAGATACGTTAAACGTAATGCTACCAGCACCGCCACCATTGGCACGAGCTATACCGCCACCAATTTCGTCGTATGTACTTTCACTCAAAGGCAATACAGCTTCTTTATATTTGCCTTCGCCAATCTCAGCATAAGTTGAACCATAAGCAACACCACCGCTTGCCAGTTTAGGTAAAGATAGATTACTACTGAATCCACTTGAACCGGAATTAAACATACCGGAGAACGTACTTTGTGTAGCTGTTTGAGCTGCACCAGCTGCCGTGTTAGCACTCCATGCAGCCATACCAGCGATAGCACTTGCACCAAACGTTGCCATACTAACTTGTTGTGCCAATGCACTCCAAGCCGGTAATTGAGCATTTGCCGCAGCAATACCAGTGGCAGATTGTTGAGCCGCTAGCATTTTACCAAAGACTGCCTGTTTAATTTGACCGGCTATCCATTGTGCTACACTATCCGCAATAGTTTTGAGTATCGCTTTACCTAAATTTTGGAATGTTTGCATAAGCGTTGTTGTACCTTGAATAAGCCCTGAAATAGATCCTTGTAAGCTATCCATGCCAGCGTTTATAGCGTCAAACAATACTTGTTGGCCGTTCATATGAGCATCAAATGCAGCTTGTTTATATTCTTCAAGTAATGACTTTCGCAAGTCATAGTTTTGTTGCATAGCGATATATTCATCATTCAATGCAGTTTGCAATGCCTCGAAGTTTTGAGTACGCATGGCGTCTTCGATTTTATATTTTTCATCTTGCAACTCGGTTTGAAGTTGTAATGCCTTTTTTTGATACTCTTCTTGTTTAGCCAACAATTCTGCATTTTTCATGGCCTCAAATGAGATTTGTCCATCACCGGTAAGTTGAAATGCAATGCCTCGTTCTTTCAACTTATCAATATAATGTTGCTGTTCCATGGCGTCCATTTTAATGAACTTATCGACCATTTCTGCATACTTATCTTCGATTGTATCGATAGCGTCGATATAATCCTTAGACAATTGAACGGACGGAGATACGCTACCAGTACTGTCTTTATCAGCAGTATTGATAGCGAATTCTTTTTGCATATCTCGAATACTTGTTTCAATAGCACGAAGTTTTGTAAATTCCTCTTGCTTAGCCTTGATACGCTTATCAGCATAAACATCGTTAAGGTTCTTTAAATCTTCTTGATAATTAACGTTAGCACTCTTTGATTTATTGAGCTCATCGAGTTCCTTTTTGTATTGCAATTCGATTAGTTCGACTTGATTGCCTTGCATTTCCAAGAACGATTGCAAGATTTTTTCGTGGACCTCTTTGGCCTCTTTTGCAAGATCCTTTCCGGAGTGGCCTTTACCACCTCCGCCACCTTTTCCACCTTTACCGGTGCCAGCGGAACCGCCATCATCGCCACCACCACCGCCAACGTCTAGGCCAGTATCACCGCCACCGGATAACCCTTGTGTTATTTGTGAAGCCATATTAACGCCAGTATTTACAATATCTTGCGCCGTTTCAGCACTGATTGTATCAACTTGTTGAATAGCGGTAAAAGATGTACCAAAGAATTTTGCTACTTTATCACCTACGCTATTAAGTTTTGCAATTAACCAGTTAAGCCCTTCGATAATTTTATTTACACCCCAAACAGCGGTGTGCACAATAGTTGAAAATACAGAACTTAACGTATTACCGAACCCATTTGACGCAGCAGATGCAGTCGCAAATACACCGACCAATGTCATTATGACGGATATTAATATTCCGACTGGGTTTGCCTTCATTACAACATTTAATACACGCTGAGCAGTAGCTGCAGCTAATGTACTACTTCTTAATGCTAGAAATAACGATTTGAGGACAGTTGTCCCCAAAGTCAATGCGCCTATTGACAAGATAGTTCCTTGAACGGCTACTTTAACAACAGTCATTGCTACCGCATAAGCCCTAGTTGCAATTGCAGAGGCGACTTGTGCAGTTTTTAACGCTACAGTTTTTACAGTCAATGCAGCAGTTTGAGCGCTACATAATGCGACTGTCGCTTTATAAGTAATAAATGCAGTGGTAACACCTACAATGGCAGTGGCAACACCTGGCATAGCAGTCCTGAACAGGTTAGCAAAGCTCGTAACAATATTCTTAGCTGTACCAATTACAACCGATAACGCACTAAATGCACCCCTTACAGTAATAATGGCTGCTTGTGCAGCAGTACCAACTAAACGAAAGGCAATAGACAACCCAGCAAGTGCATCGTTCAATACACCTGAACTTGTCATGTTGCTTATTTCTTCCATAGCTGGTTGAAATGCAGCTATTAATTCATTCTGAACTTGCGTTCCTACATCTTGGAACGTCATAGGAATTTCTGCAAACTTAGCGTTTGTTTCTTCCGCACTATTGAATAAGGCTTCCTTGATAATGTCAGCAGTAATGAGCCCTTGTGAGCTCATTTCCTTCAATTGACCGACAGTAAGGCCCATTTCACTTGCAATAGATTGTGCCAACATTGGAGCATTCTCCATGATAGAGTGGAATTCGTCCCCTTGTAGCTTACCAGCTGCCATTGCTTGCGTTAACTGGTACATAGCTGATGTAGTTTCTTCTACGCTAGCACCGGAGATTTTGAACTGCTTATTCAACTGTTCAACAAAATAGATTGCTTCGTCATTAGATGAAAAAGCGTCTTTTGCAAGCATGTTCAACTTAGCAACACTATCGGCCATATCTAAATAACTACCACGAGAACGATTAGCGGCACTATAAATCTTGTCCATTATTTCAGCAGTAGACTGACTGCCGTCATTAATCAGATTGATACGTGCCCTAATTTGTGTAAGTTGGTCGGTGGTTTGAACAGCACTAACTGCCATATCTTTCATGGCTCGCCCTGCAGCTTCAATACCTATTGCCGCAGCACCAAATGCAGCACCACTTTTTGCAGCGTTCATGATACTAGGAATTTCTATACCGAAGATCTTCTGCGCTTTGCTTTTAACAGCCTCCATCGAAGCAGTAACGTCTTTTCCTAGTGCATTTTCCGCTTTCTTAGCCACCCTATCAAGTGCTTGCTCGGCACCACTAGATGAACCGACTATGCGTACATTGATTTGTGAATCTGCCATTTTCTTATATCTCACCTCCCGCCTGTCTGAATTCTTCCATGAATAACTTTTCTTCCGTTTTGCGTTGTGCCAATGTCATAGGATGTAATTGCTTCATGATGTCCTCAACTTTTAACCGCTTATTGCCAGCAATATGAACGTTTGTCATTATGCACGTAAAATAAGCCTGTCTACGGTCCTCAATCTCCATTCGCAATTCGTACCCTTCCACCAGTTTGTAATATTCCATAGGGCTCAATTTCATAAACTCCCAAGGCTTCAAATTGAGTGGACCATACGCCGTACGCTCGGCCTTTGTTATCCATAAATTAAAAGAGGGGGCCGTATAGCCCCCTTCTAGTTTTTTGTTTCTGCTTCCTCTGCCTCTACTTCAGATTGTGCTTTTTCGTCAGCTTCTTCAGGAAATGATGCATAGTACGCAGCCTTACCAAAGACACCACTACCGATTAATGCTTTTACAATTAACTGTACAAGGTCTAGATATTGAACCTCGCCTTCATCAAATAATTGTTGTAGCTTTTCCTGGTAGTAAATATAATCGCGTTTACGACCTTCATGCTTCATTCCGACAACAAACGCAGTGATTAATTGTTGGAATGTCATTGCCCCTGCTTGAACTGCTTTAAAAATAGGTTCACCCCATAGCTGTTCAAGTTCAGCAATTCGACCAATTGTAAAGTAAATTGTTTCGCCAGCATTAAATACATCACATGTGATTTTTTTCATGAGTACGCACTCCTTAAATTAACTATAAATTATGGTTGTTTTAACTTGGACAATGGACCTACGCCATTTAAACTGCCTTTATACGTTGCCACATCGTCATGTGGTGTATTCATAGACAATTCTGTAATGGAGCAAATACCTGTCATATATGCTTTATTAGGGTATTCGATTTTAATGTTGATAAGATCATCGTTCAAGAACGCTTCATCTAACAATTGCAACGATTCTTCATTAGGCATAAGCAATGTTTCGAGGTCGATGGACCACTCTTTAAGGCCTGGGATTGTGGCCTTCCAGCCGTCAGTGCCTTTATGAGATGCATCGATGCTATCAGCCTTACGAGATACATCACTTGTACGCTGTCCGCCTAACAAAAGCCATTCAGCACCTGTTGTTTCATCGGTGCCAACATTAACATAGACCAAATAATTTTTACCGGCAGTAGGCATTGCCCCCTGTTGCGGTTTATAAAGTTTTTTCGCTGTAGCTGGTTGAGCTGGCATTAGTAGATACCTCCGTTTGTTTCTTCATTTAAATTAATAAGGCGAGCCACAAACCTGTACTGTGTGCCAATCAATGGCCGTACTGAATCATGGTCGCCTACTTTACTTGTACATTTAATATCGATGATTTGATAACCGCTATCTTGCAAGATACATATATTGGGATTTAAACATCCACAATCATCACGCAGCTTAGTCATGATTTTTTCAAGTTTTGTTTCTAGATTTGCTATTAGTTCATATCCAACTGATAGGTCCGGGTCATCATTCCGTCCCCAAACTTCAACAAATAATTCCTGTTGCATTTCAGATTGCACAGAGTTGTCTCCTGGCATCGTTTCTCCTCGAATAACCATAATAACTCCATGACTATCAATCTTAGCAGCCTGTGGGCGCATAGCGCCCAATATAACATTAAAATCATATCCGGAGCTAACAATGATATCTTTAATATGTTTCATTAACTCAAACCACATATTACCCCCTATAGATTTCAACAGAACGATATCCTTTGTACTCTGTAGGGTTACCTGTAAGCTGCTCCGGTGTTATTCGCGATTCCAATAATTTAATACGAGCTTCATAGTATTCTAATTTTTTAGAATAAAAGTCATCCGTCGAACCATTACTAGTATAACTTCCTGGTAAAGCATACGATTTATTAACGCAGACTTCTCGATAGATATATGCAAGGACTAATTCATCGATAGTAAAACTACGTATAACTTTATCCTTTGACACACCCAATCTATCCGCAAGTACATATAGCCATTGTTCTGCTTTGGATACAGCGGTCTCTGTTACCTCTTGCGTTAGCAATTCATCCCCTAATAGGTCGGCCATATCTTCAAAATTATATAGCATACAGTACTCCTTATATTTCAAAACTTAGCGTAATCTCATCTTTTACTAGCCCTTGTGCCACATCATCTAGTGCAATACCGGTATATCTGGAAAAAATACTAGTAATATTTGAGACATTATTCTGCAACGCTTCATACAAAAATGGATCTGGGGCAGTCCCAGGGTGAACCACTTTCCTAGCAAATATAAACCCATTACCGCCTTGTGGTACGAATCTCAATATCTTCTTAAAATGCGGTCGAATTACATGTGCTGGTGTCCCTGCATGTACAAAAGGGCCGTATTTAGCGACATCACTATCAATAAATACCACCCCTTGCATTCCACTATTAGAAATTCGATAATCAACAGCCTTTTCTAAATTCCCTGTTCTCGAGGTAAATCTATGTTTCTCCTGTGCAGTATCTCGAACTTCAATAGTACTTGCTTTTACTGCCTGACAAATACGCTTGTTGAAAATATCCTGGCTATTCATAGCAATTATTTTTTACCGGAACCCTTGCCGGAGGTTTTATCCTCAGGGCCCTCATCCTTAGGCTCTTTGTCCGGAGGATTTTCATCCTTAGGCTCTTTGTCAGCCTTTGGGGTTGTATTTTTAGGTTCCTTTACAGGTTTATCTTCCACAACTTCATAGCCGTGCTCTTTAAACCATTCAATGTGGTTAGCATCTTCGGTGAAGCCTTCACCATTCACAAATACAACTGAACCAGTTTGACCTGTATAATCAGGTACTGGAGATTTAATAATCGGCATAATTGACCTCCTTATTTAACCTTAATTTTACGGAATACGCCTGCTGCCTTAGATGCTTTTAATGCAACAGCGGCAACCATTTCGACCTCGCCTTTTTTAACTGCACCAGCATTGGTGAAGTCAGGCAACCACAAATTAACCACATTATCGCCAGCCAAAGAAACACCGTGGAAACCATCGAGGCCAAGGCGTGCGACATATAAAGAAGTTTCACCTTGACCATTAATACCTACCACAGGATCATTGCTACCAGCTTTGGCGCCAAGGTCAACTAACGGTGTAATGCCGTAATATTCAACTTGTTGTCCGAATTCATTTAATTGAGTAGAGTACATCGCAGAACGTCTAGCTACTGCTCGAATTTTAGCAATCAATTTAGAGTTGCCCATAATGGCAGATGGCGCACCATCCAAGCCTAAAAGGAATTCATCGAGTTGGTCTAAGAATGTCTTGTAGTTTGCATCAATAGCACCACTATCAGACAAATCAATAGCTGCTGTAGGTGTATATTCAGTAGAAGAACCTAAAAGCGCCTTGTCTAAACCATCAAATGCTTTAGCGTTGGTACCAGTGTCGCCATTAATAACTGTGTCATTAAACAATGCAGTTGCAGCCTTGACCTTTTGCTCGATTTGTAATGTTACTTCATCGACAATACCGCCCATTTTAGCGATTACACGGTCGATTTCAAAGGATCCGCCAAATACTTTCAAATCAACAGTATGACGTTTACGAGTTACACTTTGAGGTGTGTATTCAGCATTAATATCACGGAAATCTGCAGTTGGTTGTGTTAATAATCGAGTATAACCATAGGTTAAAGTACCGCCACCGCCAGTAGGAGATACAGCATCATCAAATGTTAAGTTTTCAAATAAAAAAGACGATTTACGGAATTCATCAATAACTCCCATTTGTAAATCGTCTTGTACGTTAAGTCTTGCTTCAGCTAATGTAATTGGCATTAGTTTATTCCTCCGTTATTAGAATTTATAAAATTTATTGGGCTTCAATAGCAGCCGCTACGGCCCCCTTTAAACCTACTGGCTTATTACTGCCAGAATTGTTGCTTCCTGCACCGCTTGTGCCTGAACCACTTCCGCGTTTTTGTACATCTTTAATTGCATAATCTTTACCTTTTAGCCATTCATCTACACAATCGTCAACAGTTCCGCTAGTACCATCAGGCTTAATATATCCATAAGTACCATCTTCGTTGACTTTGATGTTACCAACAATCAGCTTTGAAAATTCCTTAGGATCCATAGCGTTACGCTTCGTCAAAGAATCAACCACGGCTGCAGAAATTTCAGACTGTACACGTTGTGCATCAGCATTTTCTCTTGCTTTACGCTCGGCCTCTACAGAATCCTCCAGGGTTTTAATTCGTTGCTGCATAGCTACAATACCTGCATCATCTTTAATCCCTGTAGAGGTGATTTTTTCTAGCTTGCCTTGCGCATCAGCAAGCTCACGGTCGACGGTTTCTTTTGCCGCTTTTGCTGCTTTCGCCTCATCATTCTTGGCATTAAATTGACTCTTGGAAACATAGTTTTCACCATAATCCTTAGTCACTGCCTCTGCTTGTTCCTCCGTTAACCCTAACTTAATTAGTTCCTCTTTTGTCATCTGTACGACCTCCTGTAAAATAAACTTTCCCTCTTCGCTTTATTTTCGTGAGCCACACCTCACGACCGCGGTCTTGTTCTTTTACGCCTGCAATACTAAAAAGGCAAATAAAAAAGCACCTGCATAAGCAAGTGCTTGATTGATTAAATTAAGTTTTAAATTTCTCGTATTTCTACGATTTCACTGGCATACAATTCATATTCGCCAACATCTATAGACGCTTCGTCTGGCTCATTATTTACGCTAGATGTATAACCCAATAATTTGCCTTTCATAGTATCTCCATCAACGAATATGACTTCAATATTTTCTGACTTGATTTCATCGTATCGCCTACGCAATTCTTTTTCTGTCATTTTCGTTCACTTCCCTTCGGTACTATATGAATGCCTTTATTAGATACATGCACAGTCGCAAAGCTAGTACTCCGTTTCGCTCCTGTCTCTTCATGTACATCATACCCAATATGTGGGTATATATCAACTAGTATTTTATGGTTCCAATCGCCATTACGTGTAAACCCTATTCCTCCATTATTCGCTCCAACTCTTATTGCCTTCAATACATCAGAATGTGATGGTTCGACATCGTAATAGCTTTTATTTTTTGAGGCATCATATAGCTTACCATCTTTTACATGCATGCTCTGCCGAGCTACATATGATTTATTAAAATATGGAGAATTAATATAGTCTATAATGCGAGCTTTGACATCTTCTTTAATTTCGCCATCTTTCCGTTTTGAGATTTCTTCGACACGAACTTTACCATCTTTTATGTAGTCTTTTAGACTCTCAATCACCGGGAGTCTGCGTTTAAAAACATCTCCACTCCACCCCCTAGCTTTTTCAGTCCACGATATATGCCCATTCATTACTAAGTTGCGTCCATTTACCCCTAATATTTGTTCTTGTTCTGTTTTATTCAGCGTCTTTAAATATGACAATCCGCCGGCTTCTACATTAGGCTTTGCAACAGTATTATTAATCATGCCATCGATAACTGGCATAATGCGACAAAGGCAATGTGGATGTGCTGGCAAATGTGGGAACTTATCCTTTGGATACACTCCACGGCCTAACCCATATAAATCTGCGTTAGCATATACATCGCAAATATCGACAATAGGGTGACTCGAACTCATTCGCCACCGAAAGGCTACCACATCAGGATCATCTAAATGTCTTGCAATTTCCCCCTCAGCATATGCCCTCGCTCGTTCTGTCCGCGCAATGCGCTCTGCATGATATCTTGCCTTTTCTTGAGTTGCAACGTACACCGCACGATTAACGGCTGCGGCATTTCCTTTTTCGATTACATCCATCAGTTCGCTATATGCAGCCCTCACCCCAGGTGTTGTGCGTTGTTCAATTAAATATCGTACTTTTCTGATTTGATGTTTTACAACATCACGCCCCATCTTATCTGTAGGAAGCACGATGCTTAATCGATTAATACGTTTTATGAATATTGGTATTTCAGCTTTTGAAATAATAGTTTCACTACCGTAACCATCAAATAAAGCTTTTGCGGTTTCCATTGTGTGTTCACCTTTTACTATTGCATCTTGAATAGTACTGGTTACTTCACGCTTCACGGCTAAGGATGCGTTGTGCAGTCGTTTGGATAAATTCAGTCCGTCTGGAGCCCACGCCTTCTGCATGGCCTTTGATATGGTTTGTAATTTATATGGCATGCCTGCGATTATTGCACTTTTAGCTGCATCACTGGTTACACCTATGTCTACACCATATCCCCTAGCACACTCCTCAACCAACTCATCGATTAACGTATCTTTCATTGCCTCCATTACAGGATATTTTTTATATGCTTCTTTAACAGCATATTTAGGCGTGTGCCCTTCGTCTAACAATCGATGTACTTCGGCTTCAAATTCATCAATTATATCGCGTATGACACGTTCGGTATGCTTATTCATCTAGTCGCTCACTGTTCTCATCCGGATTTTCTCCATTTGAATACATGTCATCTAATACTTCTTGCTGTGCAGTAGCTTCCACTTCTTTAACAATAGCATCATACACATTACCGTCAATATTAGGCATATATCCATCAAGGATGCGTTTAAGCACTTCAACATAATATGTTTTAGATTTAAACCCTAAATCAAGGGCTTGCTGTCCTTGAGATAAGCAATCAGCTACATCATTAATGTCAAAGTCCCTTGGATATTCGCATTTATAGTTCAACTGCTCGCCAGTCCACAATTCATATAATGCAATAATGGCTTTCTCTGCATTTTCACACTGTACAGCGAAGTTTGCTAGTCGTTGATTTGTTCTTTTGAATGCCCACTGTTTAGCAACCCCTGATTTTTCCTGCTGAACCCCTACTACAGAATCAACACCACCTATGCGGTACATTTCTTTAATTTCCGCTTCCTTTTCTTGCATGATAATCTGTGCCGGCCCATTATCTGGAGCAATAAAAGCAGGAGGATGACTAGCCTCTGATGGATATAGTAGTACGTTGTTAACGCCCAAGGTTAAGTCTTCTATTCCTTCGTCGGATGGCATGGTTAAAGTAGAAAATGTTTGAGAGTTCAAAATCTGTGTCAATAAACTATCAAGATGATAGACTCTATAGTTCTTTTGTGCTAACGAATAGAACTCTGGATGCGGTAATATAGTTGTTTTCTTAGTGCTACGGCCAAACCATTGCACTACAGGGACACGTCCTAACCCATGTTCACCTTCATTAATAATGCCTCGCCCTTTATCACGAATAGTCCATTTTGTATCTGTCCATTCATAATATACTGTTGAACTACCTCCATTATCATCAGTAATAATCGTTCTATATTCGAATCTAATTATTCGACCTTTGTCATCCAGTTTCCAACCAGTCACATCACTAGGTTCAACTGAAGTTAAATACGGTAACCGTCTATCACGTACATTATCAGCCAAACTTTCACCAAATTCTGCTTCATTGTTAACAATGACATACACAACACCATACATTTTGGCAATCAAAGCTTGTTGCTGAATGTATTCTTGTAATGATGTACCTAATCGATCTGCATCTTTTAAAAACACTTTGAATTTAGCCGTTTCTTTATACTCTCTTCGAATTTCATCATTAAAGATAGGATCTACATTCGCATTAATAATCGCTGCTGTATGATTAGAATAGCTTGATAACTTTTTACGGAAATTATAATTGTCTATGCTTTCTCTTGGATGCTGTTTTAAACCACGACCTAAAGAGAATAACCCGGACCCATAGTACGCATCATGTAATAACTGGTATGCATACTTCTGTTCGTTTGTAATAAACATATAATGAAGTTCCTCCTAATAAATATCAGAATTGATGGATTTAATAACAGGCGCATTCAAACGTTCAACAACGCCTGTCGTTGCGTCTTGAGCATCATCATGTGCATTTTTACCTTTGCGCTGATACTTATACATGGATGTATAGTATTCAGGCCAGCGGTCCTTAAAGTTAACTGGGAATAAAACATAATCCATAACTTGTGTTGAATTTGATAATATTCTAGCTTCCTTATTCTTACTTTGATGAAATGCAGTAATCTTTGTCCGATTACCTGGATACTTTTCTTTTAGTATCCGTTTAACATTTCTAGCAAAACCACGTCCACCATTATTAGACTCTATATCAGCAATATTTACACTATTTCGATTTATTAAATCTGCAGTTTGTTCTTCAGTAATTTCCATAGGCGCATCTGTATACAATACATCTAACACATATGCATAGTCTTTATATACCCCATACACAATGCCACATAAGAAGTCGTCGCCGGTATCTGCAGAGTCTACGTAAGCCTTCACTGCAGAGAATAGTGGATATCCTTTATCATCCCTAGGAACATCCTCATATGTACTGAAATAAGAGTATAGCCTACCTTTTATATCAATAGGCTCTTGTTGGTAATTGGCTGATGCAATATCCTCGCCCATTGCTCTAATTTTAGATAAATAGCTGTCTTTTGACAGTACTTCTGGGCATAGCATGCTACCATCTTCCTGAACCGCTTTCATCATAATCACTTTAGATTTGAACTTAGGATCATCTTTGAAATGCTCGATAGCACGTCCAGCCAAATCATCTGAAGCCCATCGTGTCATGATTATAATAATCTTTCCTCCCTCTTCTAATCGAGAGAGCATTGTGTTTGTAAACCAACTCCAATGTGACTCTTTGACGTTTTCATTATAGGCTTCTTCAGCATTTTTAATGATATCGTCAATTATTAAGAGTGTCGCACCGAAGCCTGTAGATGAACCGTCAGGAGATGTAGCGAGATAGCTATTATAGCCATCCTTCAAAGACCACATATGAGCTGCTCCATCGCCCTCTTTGATTTCAACTCCAGGGAATACATCTGAGAAAACGGTTATATTCTCATCAGCTTTAACTTCCTTGATTGCATTTCGCACTCCCTTGGCAAATGTCTTGGATAAAGTCGCATTGTAAGATCCAGTCATCACCTTTTCTTTGTGGTTTTTGCCAAGCACCCATTTTGACAGGTTCTGGGCGGTGCGGCTCTTCCCATGCCGTGGCGGTAAATTAAGAATAAGAACATTGTAGATATCGCCCTCATAAAAATCTTGTAATGCATCGCACAAATCAACTAAATATTGACGGTCGTATTCATAAAAGTCACCCTCTAATAGATGGCAAAAATAAAAGAATTCACGTCTCGCAAGTTCATATTTGAACTCCTGTACAACAGCCGGTGTGAATTCCATATTATCTTTCCTCTTTTTCAATAACTTTTCTAATTTCTTCAGTACTTAACCCAGCTAATGGATTGTGATTTACATTAACATCAATCGTCCGATTCCCCATAGAAATATTGGCAACTTCAGCGCGAATCTTATCAATTCTTGCTCGTTGTTCGTCTGTAGCTAGCGGACTGCGACACATAACGTCGTACTGCTGAATCATTTTAGTTAAAGTGGCCATTGCCACTGATTGGGCCTTCATAAATACTACTTCTTTATCCACCGAAGAAATGACCTTATCTGTTTTAGTAACAGAGCGACTGGTTCCTTTAGCCGGGTCAATAGTAACCTCTGTCCTGTTTTCAGTGACCCGTGTATGGTCTTCTATTCCATCAACATACATCAGCTTTTGCGCTCTGATAATACGTGCAAATTGAACTTTTATGTTCATATATAGAATATCAATGGGGCTTGATGCTTCGACTTCCATAACAATGTCTAAAGTTTCTTTTGGTAAATATTTCGCTAGCAATCCGTGCTTAACAGCATTTTGATTTTGTTTAGGCGCACCACCAGCATTGTATAATGCATTATGATTACCAGGCTGGCCCCCTCGTTTTCTTGTATGCGTACTTTTATTTTTTGTATGCATACTTTTTTTTGATGTATCGCGGAACCACCCATAGCGTGTCTTCCACGATTTAACAGTCGCCAATGACACCCCATACTTCTCGGCAATATCCTTATACTTCATGCCGTTTAGGTAGTCCTTGTGCGCTTGCTGATGTGTCGTCACATGGCAGCACCACCTCACTCAATTCATGTTGTTTACAAAAACTATTGGGCAACCTCAGAAAATTCTAAGCGTTGCCCATTTCTAATCACATATACATTTTTATTACTTCCAATAAATTCGATATATCGTTTTACTATTACATCACAGTATTTAGGATCTAATTCAATGCATCTACATCTGCGCTTTGTTTGTTCGCAGGCAATCAAAGTAGACCCTGAGCCACCAAACGGTTCAAATACAAGTTCTCCAGGTTTGGATGAGTTCTTAATTCCCTGTGCACATAATGCAATTGGTTTCATCGTCGGATGTTCACCATTTCTTAATGGCTTATTAAAGCGCCATATAGAGTCGCATTCAATGCCATTATTAACTTCTATTTCATACCCAGGCACTCTTACTACAATATGGTCCGTTTCATTAGAAAAATGAAGAATATAGTCATTTCCATCTTTTTCGATCTCAAGAGGAAGATTGTCATCAATCACAGTAGATTGTTTTCTGCCACCATAAAACTTATGACTAGCCCCAGGTTTCCATCCATATAGTATTGGTTCGTGTTTCCACTGGTAATCTTGGCGCCCCATTACAAATGTATTCTTAACCCAAATCAGGCATTGTTTGATAAGTAAATCATTATCTCGAATCGCACGTCTAAATTGACCACCACAGCTATCAGAGTGGCAGATATAAAACGCTCCACCAGGTTTTAATGCTTTGTTAACCAAAGCGAATACATCATCAAGAAATATATCAAATTCAGCATCTGACATATTATCGTTTTGAATGGTAAGAGCTTCCTTTGTACCTCCCTCATAAGCCACGTTATACGGTGGGTCTGTAAATACCATATCAACAACGTCCCCCCCCAGTAGACAATCAAGAGATTCTGTCTTTGTTGAGTCGCCACACAACAACATATGCTCACCTAGCATCCATACATCACCGAACTTTGTCATAGGTTCTTTAATTGATTTGATAGCTTCTTCTGCATCAAAATCATCCTCATGAACTTCATCTGCCATTACCTGGTTTAATAGGCTAGCTATATCATCGTCAGAATAACCTGTGAACTCAGCAAAATCTCCCGTATCAGCTAATAACTCTCCTAATAAGGTATTATCGATATCTGATAGTTCGGCGATTCTATTGTCTGCAATCAGGTCTGCATACTCTGCAGCTTCGCTTTCATAATCCTGCCGGTCAATTGGAACAGTATCTAGGCCTAATAATTGTGCAGCCATTAACCGCCCATGGCCTCTTACAATAAACCCAGAACGGTTACTCACCGTAATCGGAGCTCGCCAACCTTGTGCTTTTATCACTTTGGCTAACAACTCTACTTGTTTATCACTATGATGGTTAGGATTTCTAGGGTTTGGAACTACAGAGGTAATATCTACTAAATCTGTATACGCGCAATGGATCATAATGTTATCTGCCATTATTTCAGCACTCCTTTATTTTGCTTATATTTACCGCACTCCTTATGAACCTTTGCGGTTTTTGTTTTTACCAACGAATGTGATGGCGCATACGATTTACACATATGGTCTATATGAATTCCATTGGCCTTACACCAACCTTTCACATTATTAAGGCATCGCCTCTTTTCACAATACACATCTGTCAATCGTATTCACCTCGTTCCATTCTTCTTTTGCATAACCATATTCGATTTTATCATTATAATATACTATATATTGTTATATTGTTTTATAAAAACAATATCTAGTATGGAATATTCGTTCTATTTTTTATTTATAAAATAAAAGTAAACTTTTCTGCAATCCCACAATTGATTTTTTATATTTTAGTGATATTATGTTAGTGAGATGTTTAGACGTATAAGGGATGCTTTGAGTTATTAGCTACAACTCATTTTATTTCAAAACAAGTTTACTTGTTCCGTCTAAGAAAAAGACCCCGGAATCCGGGGTCTTTTTCATTTACATCTCAATACTGGTTTAATCAATAAATAATGGTTATAATATAAATAGTGCGGGCCCGCCATAAATCTCTTCAGAGAAATTTATGAAAGGAAAAGCTAATATGTCTAATACATCTCAAAGCGGGTCTAAACGTGGCACAAAGAAATTTGTTGCATATGTAACAGACCCTAAGACTGGTAAACGCCGTTATGCTCGTGACTACGGTAAACGCGCGTTTGTTATTTACGTTTAGTATATAACTTGCCATTAACTTGCATCCTGTTGCGATCGCACTGTCTTATAGGATTAGCTACCCTATAGCAAAAAGCCCTTGCCGAAGCAAGGGCTTTTTCGCTTTTGTGTTCTAGGTATTCACTGTGTCGAGAGAGATTAATCGTTTCCCTATTAACTCACACTATCATTATAAATTGTCAAGAATGACATGTCCACGACAGTTTTATGACAATTTCGTGTTTAGTCCAATTACACCCCATAAGAGTACGGATAGTTCTTCAATACCTCTAGCGATGTACCTATGAATGGTTCGTACATCAGGCTTTTCAGGAAATGATTCAGCAATCTCTTCTAAGGTTTCTCCATCAATATAATACCTGCGCATACACTCACAATACTTAAATTGCTTTGTACTACACTTCTCAGCATAGATATCGAGCATGTTATTCACATGCCTCATCATCAATGCTGTTTTTTCTTTGCTTTTGACAATCGCATTTACTTTCACAATGCTTTTATCGTCAAACATATCAATTAGCAGTTCATTGAGCCATATATCCTCGGCTTGTGTCGAATCCGTGATAGCATTGTCTACGTATGACTGTAACTGACTATAATGCTTAAGCAGCTTGATCGTGTTGTGTCGAAGTTTACGACCTAGCTGTGCATTTTCTTGCTTGGCTAATTCATAGTAGGTTTTAGTAGCCACCTCAGTGGCCAACCTAGTGATTTTTTCTATTTCGTATTCATTCAAATACATCTCCCCCTTATAATTTTGTAGTTTAGTCCGAATTGTGTTTATACCAACTTCATAAGAAGCATCTAACAATAATTAAATCATGTTCATTGCTTTCCATTCGCTTAACACAAATGTAGCAATGCCATGTTTCTTGGCGTATTCATATTCGCCTTTACAACCGCGGCTAGTCTCCCAGCCATCACACAAGACCAGTACATCACAATGATTGAGTAGGCCTAAACATATCCCTAAGCCATATTGATATTGGTCTCCAGTTAAGTACATGAACCCATAATTATGGATAGGTGATACATAGTCATGTGTAATATCAACCATCACCAGTTCTTGCATGATTTTGTCTATTTTTTCTTTATTGCTCTTCTTACCACCATATGGATGAGCCACATATACTAGCTTTTTCTTCATAATACCTCGCTTTAAACACCCTTACAGGAATATACTCATACACTCCGTTATGTACAGGATTACATAATTCTCCGTATCAGTTATAATTTCATCTGCCATCGTGCCTATGAACTTTCTATTGTCATTTTCTAGCACGCCTGCCAATTGTAGGCCATCAAGAATAAATTTCTTAGCGAACGCTACATTGTCAGGATCATGCCTGGTTGATGAGTGCCACTCAAATAACAGGTCTACTTTACCCTTAACAGATTCTATCTGTTGTGATAGACATTGTTCTTTGACTTGCTCGGTGCATTTCTTTTTCATAGCAGCGGCAGCTATAGTCGAACCACGTTCACAATCAATGTACTCGTTCAACGTCGGGAATCTGTCATGAGTTTTCTTTCTAAACCGAAACTGACATCGTAGGATAATCTTCATCGGTGTGATTCTCCCCAAAATATAGCTTCCTCATAATCTTTTCCACGTAATCTATCAATCACTCGTTCGCTATAATGGTCTTTTGTTTGGTCGTTATTATAATTAGTTGTCAGTATAACTGGCTTCATATCATGGTATCGGCCAATAATAATGCTTTCAACTTTTGTGTGCACCCAATCGGATTTAGAATACTCCGCTCCAAAATCATCTAACAACAATAGCGGAATATTCCTGAGCTTTTGTTCATAATTTAGAAACGCAACTCTATCACCCTTAGATAAGGTGAGCATGATATCCAATAGACTAGGCATAGAAATCATCATACAGCCTCGTTTTAGCGCTAGAACCTCTTTCAGGATACTAACTGCTATAGAAGTTTTTCCAGTGCCAGCAGGCCCCCTTAAAATCAATCCTCTGCCACTTTTAAGATTTGTCTCTAAATTATCTACATACTGTTTCACTACGGCATATGCTTCAGAATTCTCTTTAGGAAAGTTACCATGTTTACGTAACCATCCAAAATCCATATCATAATATCGCCGAGGGATACCAACTGCAGCATAGGGTCCATTAACATTCTCCTTAATCACTACAGGCTTATCATACACAGGATAGAAAAACTCATCCTTTACCGTGGACTCGTTCATACTCTGCTTGCCAGTCGACTTCTTCCTTTTTTCTAGAAACGTTTCTAGCATTTCCGTTATGTTTACTTGCTCCAAAATCTTTTTGCACCTCCTTCTTTAGATTCCCTGCCGTGACAGTTTCAACATACTTGATGCTATTACCACCATTATCAGCTGTAGTATTGATAGCAACAATAACCCGTTCCTTCCCATAAGACTCAACCAGATCATCTAATCGGTCTTTAATGACAGGTGATACATCTCCGATTGCTTTCATGTACAAATCATAAATGGGTTTATTTTTTACTTCATCATCGTCAAACATAGATAGAGGATTTTCATCTTCACGCGCGCGCGTATCTCTCTCTATATTCTTTCCTTTCCTTTCCTTTCCTTTAGCTTGATTTGCTTGATTTGCTTCATTTGCTTGAAGCATTTGCTTCGTTTTGCTTCGTTGTTCAGCACTCTTAAGACCGCCTAAACGTCCAGCCTCACTGCGTTTTCTGGATATTTCAGCTTGCTTATTTTTCCGGAGCAAATTTCGTCGAATAAGAGAGGGAGACCAAAAATACTCGCCATCCGTCTCTAGTAGCTCACACTCATTTATAAGCAAATTTACAAATGCTTCTGCTTGCTCTGTTTTGCTTAAATTTGCTTCAATGCTTGAAGCATTTGCTTCGTTTTGCTTCATTCCGAACGCTATGCCTAACCCCGTGAACGTAATTTTATCCATTGGTAATCTATACTCTTCCTGTACAGCCAACTGCTCAATCAGTATCCACCACCACGCATAAGAAATTATGCCGCATAGCTCTTTCATTACGATGATTTTAGGGTCATTACTAGCATTAACATCGTGACTGAAGTAATAGACATCCCTTCCCATCCGTTACTCCTCGTTTGTAAATAAATTGCCTTGTGCACGTTTACCAGCAATAAACCTTACACATTCATCAATTAAGTCTTGTACCGAAATAGCGAATGTGCGGTCTGCATATTCTACCGGCAACCAATCAGTCTTGAATTTCAGTTCATCAGTTGAGGTTGCATCTTGTATAATGCCTTCAACGCTGACTTTCTCCACCACGTCCTCGATAACGCCATATTTAAACTTGAATTGCCTTACGACAAACGGGATATTAAACTCTTCCAGGAATTCAAAGTTCTTTTTCATAATAGCCTGTAGTCGACTAAATGCTTGCATGAGTTCAGGTCGTGGATCATCTTTAGATTTAATGGTAAAGACATCTGTTAATCCTGTAGCAGATGGTTTCTGATAGGCGATATTGATATCGTTATCTGTAATTTGAATAGATTTAACAATCATAATGGACTCCTTTCTTGTTCTACGACTACATATTTACCGGTGGCAGCTTCAACAGCTTGTTTAAACATAGCGGCATCAGAGTTTTCATCGGATAAATGAAGTAGTCGAATGTCCTGGCACTTAGTAAGGTCCATAGACTTTAGAAATTTAATAACATTCTCTAACGAAAAATGGGATTGAATTAATCGTTCCATGCGTTTCTCATGCAGGCATCCATCGTCAACACGTTGGTTCAGGATTTCATAAGAATGATTACACTCGACCATAATGTGATTCACATCTTTAAATGTGTACCGACAATAATAGGTGTCGGTAATATATAAGAGTTTCTCTTCCCCATCAGTAATTAAAAAACCAACATTCGGAACATCATGCTCTAATTCAAATGGTAGGATAGTAAAATTGCCAACAGAAAATTGAATCTTCGGCGTTATATAGACTACTTTATGATGTCCAGCAACGTAGATGGCCTCAGCTGCATCTTTTAGCATATACACGCGATGTCCGAGTTTTAATAAATCAGGAACGGCCTTGCAATGGTCTCCATGTTGATGAGTCACTAATACGCCACACAGATGAACAAAATTAAATCGACAATACCGCTGTATCTCTTTAAATGCTAACCCGGCATCTAGTAATAATTCATCCCCATTAGTTGAGGTTTTGATTCGGTAGCAGTTCCCTTTTGAGCTACTACCGAATGCTTGAATACTAATCACAATTAATCACCAAACATATTGACGACTTC